AAACAATAAAAATTTAACAAAGATTCCGTTTAAATGTAGAAATGTAAGTGGTGATTTTTATTGTCATAATAATCAACTCACATCACTAGAAGGTGCACCTAATACTGTTGGTGGGAGTTTTTATTGTTTTTGTAATAAACTCACATCTCTAGATGGAGCACCTAATACTGTTGGTGATTACTTTGTGTGTACTAATAATCAGCTCACATCTCTAAAAGGAGCACCTAATAATGTTGGTGGTAGTTTTTATTGCTATTATAATAAACTTACCACTCTAGATGGAGTACCTAATACTATTGGTGGTAGTTTTAAATGTTATAGTAATCCAAATCCTCCATATACAGAGTTATTCAGAATAGTTGATAATGTTAAAGGTGATATATATTATAGTTCGATTACTACCCCAGACGATAAAGATAAAATCAGAAGAGATAGGGATGTTAAAACAACATTAAAAGATGATGAATTAGGAAGTTTAGACGTATGAAATCTCTAGAATCCATATATAACTCAATATTATTAGAAAATCAAAATCCTAATAATATCGATCTTGAATTATTAAAGAAATGTGTTAAAGGCACATACACTATTAATGATGATGGATCTATAGATGTGGTCGGTAATGTAGAACTAAACAATAGAAACCTAACTAAAATCCCTTTCAACTTCGGTAAGGTGAGTGGTGGTTTTTTTTGCTATAATAATCAACTCACATCTCTAAAAGGATCACCTAATACTGTTGGTGGTGGTTTTGATTGCTATAGTAATCCAAATCTTCCTTATTCAGAATTATTTAAAATAGTTGATAATGTTAAAGGTAATATATACTATTCATCATTTATTACCCCAGAAGATAAAGATAGAATCAGAAGAGATAGGGATGTTAAGGGAACATTAAAAGATGATGAATTAGGAAGTTTAGACGTATGAAATCCCTAGAATCCATATACGAATCAATATTATTAGAAAATCAAAATCCTAATGATATAGATATTGAATTATTAAATAGCTGTATTAACGGTACATACACTATTAATGATGATGGATCTATAGATGTGGCCGGTAATGTAGAACTAAACAATAAAAATTTAACAAAGATTCCGTTTAAATTTAGAAATGTACGTGGGGGTTTTTATTGTAATAATAATCAACTCACATCTCTAGAAGGAGTACCTAATACTGTTGGTGGTAGTTTTTATTGCTATGGTAATCAACTCACATCACTAGAAGGAGCACCTAATACTGTTGGTGGTAATTTTTCTTGTTATTTTAATCAACTTACATCTCTAGATGGAGCACCTAATAATGTTGGTGGAGGTTTTTTTTGCAATAATAATCAGCTCGCATCTCTAGAAGGAGCACCTAATACTGTTGGTGATAATTTTGTTTGCAATAATAATCAGCTCGCATCTCTAGATGGAGCACCTAATACTGTTGGTGGTAGTTTTTTTTGCTATAATAATCAAAACCTTCCTTATTCTGAGTTATTCAAAATAGTTGATAATGTTAAATATGATATATATTATATTTCAGTTAATACCTCAGAAGGTAAAGATAAAATCAGAAGAGATAGAGATATTAAAGAGACACTAAAAGATGATGAATTAGGAAGTTTAGACGTATGAAATCCCTAGAATCCATATACGAATCAATATTATTAGAAAATCAAAATACTAATAATATCGATCTTGAATTATTAAAGAGTTGTGTTAAAGGTACATACACTATTAATGATGATGGGAGTATAGATGTGGAGGGTAGTGTGAATTTAAGTCGTAAAAAACTAACTAAAATACCTTTCAATTTCGGTAAAGTGAGTGGTAATTTTCGTTGCTATCATAATCAACTCACATCTCTAGAAGGATCACCTAATAATGTTGGTGATTACTTTGATTGCTCTAATAATAAACTCACCACTCTAGATGGGGTACCTAATAATATTGGTGGAGGTTTTTATTGCCATGATAATCAACTCACATCTTTAGATGGAGCACCTAATACTGTTGGTGGTGGTTTTGATTGTACTAATAATCAACTTACCACTCTAGATGGAGCACCTAATACTGTTGGTGGAAGTTTTTATTGCTATAATAATCCAAATCTTCCTTATTCTGAGCTATTCAAAATAGTTGATACGGTTAAAGATGATATATATTATTATAGTTCAGTTAATACACCAGAAGATAAAGATAAAATCAGAAGAGATAGGGATGTTAAGGAAACATTAAAAGATAATGAATTAGGAAGTTTAGATGTGTAGTTGATATATAATAACTACACTCTATAATTATATACTATATGTTATGTCCGGTATGTAACAAGGATTTTACACCTAATAGTGTAATATTAAAGCGATGTATAAAGAGTAACAAACAGCCATGTTGCTCAAGAGCATGCGGTATAAAATATTCATATATTCTTAACGGTGAAAATGTTAAACAACAACGTAAGAATACTATGGTTAGTCGCTATGGTGTGGAACATGCAGCACAATCTAAAGATATACAGAATAAAACAAAGAGTACTAATTTAAAGAATCTTGGAGTAGAGTATCCCACACAGTCTATAACAGTAATAGAAAAACGTAAGATTAATACATTAAATGCTTATGGTGTAGAGCATACACTGCAACGTAATGATGTAATAAATAAGCGATTAAATACGGTATTTAATAAGTGCTGTGAAGATAATCCAAATTTCAAAATTCTACGATCCAGAGAATCATTTATTGAGTATATTATTAGTAATTTTACTAACAGAAAACCGTTAATAATTGAAATTGCTGCATTATCAAAGATAAATTATAGTACGATAAATCTGTATGTTAATAAACTACAAGTAAGAGATTATATATGTGATCACGTTAATTCATCATTATGTGAAAAAGAAATTTTAGATTATATAAAATCTATCTTACCTTTAGGTACTGATATTATAGAGAATACTAAAGCTGTAATATCTCCATACGAACTTGATATCTATATACCCTCTAAGAATATTGCATTTGAATATAATGGTAATTATTGGCATAGCGAGTTAAACAAGAATAAAGAGTATCATCAAATAAAATCTATATTATGTGAAAAGAAACATATTAGATTAATTCATATATTTGAACATGAGTGGGTAGAAAAGAAGAGTCTAATAAAATCTCTCATAAATGAATCTCTTAATATAGATACCGACAAAATATATGCTAGAAAGTGTGAAGTAAAAGAAATTGATAATAAAACATATTCAGATTTTTGTATCAAAAACCATTTACAGGGATATGCTCCAGCAAAAATTAAACTAGGATTATTTTATCAAAATGAGCTAGTACAACTCATGTCATTCTCTACGCCGAGATATAAGCAAGGTATAAAATATGAATGGGAAATTATTAGAGGTTGCCCCGGCAGTTTGTCAAGAGTGATCGGTGGTGTAGGAAAATTGTTTAAATATTTTGTCAGACATTATAAACCTAAATCTGTAATGTCTTATTGTGATTTTGCTAAGTTTAATGGTATATCATATGAAAAGATAGGCATGAAGTATGAGAAACTTACAGTTCCTGGATTTAAATGGTATATACCAGAGGTTGGAGTATTTAACAGAGATCCATATAAAAGAAAGCAATATATGGATCAAGGTGGTGTAAGAATATATGATTCGGGTTCTAAAGTTTTTGCTGTATATTTCGATGAAGCATCTTAAGTATAGTATATGGCTCTTTATCCGTTATCCGCATATTATTCTACTACATTAGCTCCTCGTGTAACATCCTACGAATTATTAACAGATAGAATATTACGACAACTGGGTGCACCTCTAATTAACCTTGAGGTGGCATGTTCTACAGTATATGATCATATAAGCCAATCAATAGAATGGTTTACAAAATATACGGGACATACTGAAGAGTTTCTTATTTTTGATTCTAAAATGTATACTCACGGGTTGGGTATAAAACTAGATCGATTATTTAGTATTACACCAGAAACATCAGCTTCTGATATATCTGCTACAAACTTTCAAGATATGAGCGGTAATGTAGTTAATAATCCTAACTACATTATTGATTATGATTTAAATTCATACCGTAAAGTTAAAGCGGTTCAATCATTTGTAGAAGGTTCATCATCTGGTATTAATTCACTATTCACTATTGAACAAGCATTAGCGCAACAAACATACTTTGCATATGCTCTCGGTAATTACGGATTCGATCTCGTAACTTGGGAAATTATGAAGCAATGGTTAGAAATGCGCGAACGCGTATTAGCACAAAAAGTATATTACCGTTTTGATCCACGAACTCAATATTTACGCATACTACCGGAACCAACTCCCGACAAAAAATATTATGGTTTAATTCAGTGTACGGTTGAAAGACCTGTACGTGATCTCGTACGTGAACGTTGGGTAATGCAATATGCATTAGCGCTTACTAAAATAACAATAGCCAATGTGCGCGGAAAATTTGGTAGTACTGCTTTATTTGGTGGTGGATCATTGAATGCTACAGATTTAATGACTCAAGGTCTTGCTGAGAAAGATAAACTAGAGCAAGAATTAATGTATACCGCCGGAGATACAGATGTCCTTCCGTTTTTAGTTGGTTGATTTATTATAATCGTTATAATAAAAAACCGTATATTATCCAGATGATATGACTAAGTAAATAACATTATAGTAGTATGTCACTGAAACTTATCGCAGATCTTCCTATTACCGAATCTCTTGATTTTCTCTTAGAAGAGAAAAATAAAGATGGTCCGAGTACGCTATACGTTAAGGGTCCATATCTAATGGCTGAAGATTTTAATAAAAATCGTAGAAAGTATAGTATAGATGAAATGGTATCTGAAGTAGATAGGTTTAATAGGGAGATGATTGCTGAAAAACGATCTCTCGGTGAACTAGAGCATCCACAATCAGCATCCATTAATAGTGAGCGTGCTTGCCATATGATTTTAGAGCTTAAACAAGATGGTAATTCATTTATAGGTAAATCTAAAATATTATCATCACCGATGGGATTATTAGTAAGATCATTAATATTAGATGGTGTAAAGTTAGGTATGTCTAGTAGATCTCTCGGTAAGTTAGTACCGTTATGTGAGGGTCATCGTGTACAAAATATGAGATTAGTGACAGTAGATTGTGTTGCTGATCCTAGCTACCCTAAAGCCTTCGTAAACGGTATACTTGAATCTAAACAATATGTCGTTAACGCTGACGGTACATTAGAAGAATCATACGACACATTTGAATCAGCAATATCTACATTACCACGTAAAGATATTGATGCATACTTGAGAGAACAAGTAATGAATTTCCTAAAAAATCTTAAATAATATCATGCGTAAGAATACAAAACCGTTACATTCTAAATTGCTTCATCAGATAACCGAAAATAATTATCATGGTGCTAGTAGTACTTTTGAGTGTCTATTAGAATCTAAGATACGTGAGCGCGTAAAGAAAAGATTACAGAGAGTAGATGAAGGTCTATTTGACAGACTTCGTGCAAAAGCTTCAGGTACTTGGTCTGGTGTAAAAGCTAAAGCTCAGAATGTAGGTACTCGAGTATCATCTGCAGGTAAAGCATTATCACAGGTAATGAATGATGAAGGTGGTGAAGGTGTGCAGCGAGGATTGGAAACACTTAGAAGCGCGGGTAAACAAATTAAAGGTAATGATCCACTTAAAGTAAAAAAAGCTAAACAAGCAGATAGTTTAATAGCTGCATTCGAGAGAGATCTAAGTAAACTATATCCAGGTCTTAAAGTGGATAAAGCATTAAGAACTATACGTCAGCAGATTAACATGACCAAAGTACCCCAAAAACTATTTCAATAAACATAACATATGGCAACCGATATTAAACAACTTCTAAAAGAAGCTACAAAAGATCTACTTACCGCTGAAACTTTAACAGCTATTGAAGAGGCTGTTAATACTAAAGCTGATGAAAAAGCTAAACTTCAGATAGAAGCAGCTCTTGTAGCTCAAGATGAGAAGCATTCACAGATGTTAACCTCTCTTATGGAGAAGATGGACACCGACTATACCAATAAACTACGAAAGTTAATTGATAGGGTTGATGAATCTTATGCAGCTAAATTACTTAAGGTTAAAGGTATCTATGATGCTAAGGTATCTAAATTAAACACACAACTCAATGAATCAGCTGAAAAATATATCAATACCTTAAATTCAAGAATTGATACATTTCTTGAATCTAAACTTAATGAAATTGTACCTGAAATTAAGCTTAATGAAGCTATAGAAAACGTTAGAGCTGTTAAAATACTTGAACAGATTAGATCATTAGTAGGTATTAATGAGAGTGACGTCAGCAGTGAAGTAAAGGCTGCTATGATTGATGGTAAAAAGCAAATTGATGAATCAAAATCTCAATTAGATGCTGTTATCAGAGAAAATACAGAATTAAAACAAAAAATCACTCAAAAAGAAGCCGATCTATTACTTGAACAAAAAACAGTCAAACTACCACTTAAAAAGCGTAATTATGTAAAGAAAGCGTTTGAGGGTAAAGATGCTACATTTATCAATGAGAATTTTGATTATGTAAGTAAGATGTTCGATAGCGAAGAAGTAGTTGAGACAAATAAAGCTAGAAGTAGTGCATCTAAGGTTGCAGATAAGGTAGATACTAATATGGTAATTACTGAATCGAAGAAGTCAGAAGATTTTAGTAATCCAATGATGAGGGAATACCTGAAAGGTCTATAATATGGCATACTCACATAATGTTTTAGAGAGGGGTGATAACAGATTGCTGGCCGAAGCGTATAGTAAAATACTACTAAAGGAGAGTAACGAAGCTGTTTCATTTTCACCTATAACTAATGAAATTTGTGATTATATAATTGATAAGTTAAGCAAAGTTTATATAAAGAGCAGTCAAGGAGTTTCACCGGAAGAGAGTATTAACTATAATAAAGCAGTAGAGGAAGTTGTTATATATCTTAGTGAATACCTACAATCTATTACGGATGAGAAGGTAATATATAGTAAACAATAAAAAGAAAAAAAAAACCGCTCCGAATTAATTTGGAGCGGTTTTTTTTATGTTTAGATGAAATCTTAAGCTGCAGAAAGGTAAATATTAATATCAAGTTGAGGTACTAAGAGTACCTGAGGTTAGAGACAAAATAAATAATTATATTACAAACAAACTCATATGAAACCATCTGAGCAATTCATTAGCCGCAGAAGAGCAGACACACTATTAAAGAAGTGGTCTCCTATTCTAGAGCATACATCTGATTCAATCAGTCCGATCAAGAACGATCATACAAAACTTAGCACAGCTATTCTTCTTGAAAATCAAGAAAGGTACTGTTTTGAGTCCGCCAATATCGCCGGTGACGGTGGTGTATTCGGCGCTACACTTCAAGGTACCCCAGGTCAGGGTGGTAAGTTCTCCAACGACTTCTATGCATCTGGTGATGCCCGCCTACCTAAGGTTCTAATCCCGATGATTCGTCGTACATTCCCCGAGCTTATTACAAATGAGATAGTCGGTGTACAACCTATGTCAGGTCCGGTTGGTTTAGCCTTTGCTCTCCGCTTCAAGTATGAAGCTGATGCACTTGGTGACTACAAATATGACGGTTCATCAACCCTTAATGGAGCTACTCCAGGTAACCGCGCCGTTAGTGACGGTCAGGAAGTTGGTTGGAATTATCTCAACTCTGCATTCACTGGTGCTTCATCTGACGCTCTATCCGGTCTCGGTGCTGGTTCAGACTTCGAATTCGTAGCCGGTGATACTGGTGTTGCTGATATTCTTAAGAACTTCGAGTTAACTGCGAATATCCCGCAGATGACCCTTGATTTCTTCAAGACAGCAGTTGAAGCTGGTACTCGTCGTCTAGCAGCTCGCTGGAGTGTTGAGCTCGAGCAAGATATCAAGAACATGAACGGTATTGATATCGATAACGAGCTTACTAACGCAATGAGTTATGAAATCCAGGCTGAAATCGACCGTGAAATGATCATGCGTATGGTTCAGATCGCTCTCAAGGCTGGTGCCGGCGCTGGTTACAGCTTCTGGTCACCGGTTTCTGCTGACGGTCGCTGGTTAGGTGAGCGTAATCGTGATTTCTACCAGAAGATCATTGTTGAAGCAAACCGTATTGCTATTCGTAATCGTCGCGGTGCTGCTAACTTCATCGTTGCTACACCTCGCGTATGTTCGATCCTCGAAATGTTACCTGAATTCGCATTTATGCCTGTTAACGGTAACGTTAATACCGCTCCTACCGGTATTGCGAAGGTCGGTACACTAGGTGGTCGCTTCACCGTTTACCGTGATACACGTACAGAAGCTCAATACCAAGTCGGTCAACGTTCTGCATATCTTGAATATGCATTACTAGGCTACAAGGGCCCTGAGTTCTATGATACCGGTATCGTATACTGCCCATACATTCCTGTTATGGTACAGCGTACAATAGCTCCGAATGACTTCGCACCTCGCGTGGGACTTATGACGCGATACGGAGTAGTTGATCACATCTTCGGTGCTAATCTATACTACCACGTAATTATCGTTAAGGGTCTAGGTACCGCCTTTACCCCAGGTCAACAAAGTGTTTACCTATAACATAATTAGTCAGTAAATAAATTCAAATCCCCGACATTTAAGTGTCGGGGATTTTTTTGTTGATAATGGTTAAACTAAAGATAATATCATAAATCAACAACTTAAATAATGAATACA